TGTCTGATAGTGTTGCGAGTTTGCCGCTTGCGTTTTATCGGAGGACCGATAAGGGTAAAGAGAAGGTACCGGGAGATCCACTGTTTACATTGCTTGCTAAGAAGCCGAATAAAGAGGAAACGAGTTATGCATTTCGGGAGACTTTGCAACATCATCTGTTGTTGAAGGGTAACGCTTACGCGCGTAAAGAGAGATACGGCAACGGCAGAACCGGAGAGCTATGGCCGCTTGATGCGGAACGTATGCGAGTTGAGCGTGGTAAGAGTACCGGTGATTTGATCTATATTTATAACAACGGGCACCGAGAAACCGTATTTAGCAAAGATGAGATATTGCATATCCCCGGTTTGGGGTGGGATGGTATTACTGGGTATTCTCCGCTTGCTGTTGCAATGCAGGAGTTTGGATATTCGATAGCGGTTAAAGAATATGGTAGTGAATTTTTCAAGAATGATGGAACACCGGGAGGGTATTTACAACTCAAGGGCAAGCTGAAAGATGATGCCGCTGTAGCAAGATTAAAGAAATCGTGGGGCAATCAACACACTCAGTGGGGGAAAAAGCATAGCATCGGCATACTTGAAGATGAGGCCGAGTTTAAGCAGATGTCCTTACCTCCTGAACATATGCAGTTTATCGAGAGTCAGAAGTTTAGCGTTACTGATATTGCGCGTATTTTTCGAGTGCCTCCGCATATGATAGGCGATTTAGATCGGGCAACGTTTAGCAATATTGAGCAACAGGGCATTGACTTTGTTATTAACAGTTTGCGGCCTTGGTTGGTCAGATGGGAACAGAATCTAAATAATCAGATTATCCCAGAGGATATGCAGGCTGAATATTTCTACGAGTTTAATGTCAACGCTTTATTGAGAGGTGATTTTGAAACCCGGTCGAAGGGGTACAGGACGTTTATCGAAATGGGCGCGATGACGGCGAACGAGGTGAGGAACCTTGAGAACATGAATGCTGTCGAGGGGCTTGATGAGTTTTACGTACCGCTTAATTGGATGAATACAAAAGATAGCGGTCTTGATGAAAGCACCGAACCGGGAACGCCAATTGATGAAACAAAAACGAGAATGATTGACGGTGTTGAGACACGGCAGACGCGGGCAGCCAAGACGCGGTTTAGATTGGGGAATAGATTTAGGCCATTATTTGAGGACGTGATAGGCAAGGTTGTACGTAAAGAGGCGCGGGATATCAGGGATGGTATTGCAAAGTATCTGATACGAGGCATTGCCGATTTTGATTTATTTCTTGAACAGTTTTACGCTCACCTGCCTGAGTTTATCAGGACGCAAGTATCGCCGACTTACCGGACTTTTGCCGAGTCGGTTAAAGATGAAGTATCGAACGAGATTAACAGTGAAAGCGGTCTGACTCCTGAGGATGAAAGTTTTATAGAGTCGTTTGTGACCGTTTTCATCGGGCGGTATATTGGCAAGTCTCAAAAGGATTTGGCTACGGCAGTAAGGCGTGCTGCGGATAATGGCGTTGAGGCGTCGATTGAAATAGAAAAAGAACTTGAGCATTGGGAAAATACGCGGTCTGGATTCACGGCACATAATGAGGCGGTGAGAGGTGGGAATGCTTTTGCTAAAACCTTTATGGTTGCGGCGGGAGTAACGCTTTTACGGTGGGTGTCGATTGGTGAGAGTTGCCCATTTTGCGATACTCTTGACGGTAAGGTTATCGGAATTGAACAGAATTTTGCATTACCAAATGATGTAGTAGAGGCTGATGGTGGCAAGCTTGGAGTGCAGAGTAAGGTAGGACATCCGCCGATACATCGCGGGTGTGATTGTCAAATAGTAGCGGGGTAAAGGATGAAAAAGGAAATCAGGACGGTACCGATTGAGCTGAGAATTGAGGGCGATGAGTCTAAAAAGATTAAAGGGCACGCTGCTGTATTTGATAAATGGTCAGAAGATTTAGGCGGGTTCCGTGAGAAGATTAGACCGGGCGCGTTTAAGAAAACGATTAAGGAGGCTGATGTTAGGGCTTTGTTTAATCACGATCCTAACTTTGTACTCGGCAGGAACAAGGCTGGAACGCTTGAGCTATCGGAAGATGAGAAGGGCCTCGCTATCTCGATTGAACCCCCGGACACGCAATGGGCGCGTGATTTAACCACGTCTATCGAACGGGGTGATATTGATCAGATGAGTTTTGGGTTTAGGACGGTCAAGGATCAGTGGACTACTCCACAGGATGGGAAAGAGAATCAGCGGGAACTGTTAGAGGTTGAGTTATTCGATGTTTCGCCGGTTACATTCCCCGCTTATCCGCAGACCGATGTCGGGGTTAGGTCTATCGATGTTGATGAATTGAATAGGGTGCTATTGAAATCAGATAAGGATATTTCTTTGTCGGAAGATGACAAGGTGATTATACGCGAGAACATTAAAACGCTTGAGGGTTTGGCAGATGAGCCGGTCACGATTGATCACTCAGTGTCGAGAGCTAAAGTTAAAATGGATCTCGAATTAAAAGAATTGGAAATACAGGAGGACTTAAATGTCTAAACTGAATGACCTTCTCGGCAAACGTGCGAAACTCGTGGAAAATGCGAGAGCAATATACGACGTTGCCGATGGAGAAGATCGAGACCTTACCGCAGAAGAGTTGACAAAGTATGATGCTATTATGGCCGATGTCGATTCGATGCGTGAGAGTGTCGATACTGAAAAAGCAAACGAGAAAAGACGAAAGGACCTTGACGCTATTCAAGCCGGTCTCGAAAGACCACTTGATGACGAGGTGAGGAACGACCCGGAAACCGCGACCGTAAGTAACGCCGACGAGGTGAGTCGTGCTTTGAGTTCTTACTTTCTGCGTGGGCCACTGCATACTCCTGCCGATGACCTTCGGGCTTTGGCTATGGACCCGGATACGGCTGGTGGTTTTACTGTTCTTCCTGAGCAGTTTGTAAACCAGTTGCTTGAGAATGCGAAAAATGCCGTTGTTATGCGACAGCTTTCCAACGTGTTTAGTGTGGCGAATGCCGCGAGTCTCGGAGTACCGAGTCTTGATAATCGGCCTGCCGATCCTACGTGGACTGCTGAGGTTCTTACTGGAGACGAAGATAGTACTATGTCTTTTGGAAAGAGAGACCTTTCTCCTCATCCGCTCGCTCAGAGAATCAAGGTAAGCAAGAAATTGCTCCGGGCTTCCTCGCTTCCGATTGACGGAATCGTGCGGGATCAGCTCGGGTACAAAACCGCGATTGTTGAGGACAACGCTTTTCTGAATGGCAATGGTGCTAATAAACCGCTCGGTGTTTTCACCGCTTCGGCGGATGGGATCAGTACCGGAAGGGATGTATCTACCGGAAACACGGCAACTGCTATTAAAGCTGATAACCTGATAGAAGTTCAGGGCACGTTGCTGGCGAATTATACATCTATGGCGCGATGGATTTTCCATCGGAATGTCATAACCGCAATAAGAAAACTCAAGGATGGTAACGGTCAGTATCTGTGGCAGCCTGGTATTTCTACCGGCAAGCCCGATACTATTTTAGGTGTGTCTTATGTTACGAGCGAATATGCGCCTAACACTTTCACCACTGGTAAGTATCTTGGTATCCTCGGCGACTTTAGCAAGTATTGGATTGCCGATGCGTTGAACATGGAGATACAAGTGTTAACTGAACTGTATGCCGAAACTAACCAAAATGGTTATATCCTACGAAAAGAAGCTGATGGAATGCCCGTCCTTGAGGAAGCATTTGTCAGAGTGACTTTGGCGTAAGGGGGTAAAAAATGAACTTAGTCAAAAATATTGGTGCTTTTCAGCACATAAGTCAAACAACTGCTGGTATCACTGATCAGACCGGTGCTAATGTGATAGATACCGCAGGATTTGAAGGTGTTCTATTTGTGGGTATCCTCGATACCATAACTGCCGCTGGTACTATAAGAATGTATCCGAGGCATAGTGATAGTACTGGTACCGGGGATCAGGTGGCTTGTACTGGTTCTGCGTATATCGCTGGAACCACGGCGACTACTACTGACATGGAGACTCAGTTAATTCTGCTTGATGTTTATAAACCGCTGAAACGTTATGTTTCGGTATATGTAGATAAGGCAACGCAGAATACAGAGATTAAGGTCCTTGCACTTCCATATGGTGCAAGGGTTAGTCCTGTAGCTCAAAGCTCGGGTCAGTATGGAGTTGTTGACTCAGTAGTTGCAATTTCGCCGACTACTTAAGGAGGTAGATCATGGCTGATGATACTTATGGGCCTTTGGTCTATATGAAACAGGGGGGCGATGAGCAAGTAATTGCTGACGGCGGGAAGATTTCTCTTCCTGTCGTTACTGATACGACTGCCGCGAATATGTCTAACTTCGGGGTGTCGTCGATTGCTAATGCGAGTTCGGGGCTGAGTACTTTCATACTTGATGCGCCGTCGGCGGGTACTCAGAAGTTTATCCGATGTGACGGAACGTTTGGAAGTACGGCAATAGGCTATATTGATGCCGGGAGCGGGGTTACTATTAGCTCTACTGCGCGGTATATGAGCGTTAAGTCTGCATATGCGACTACTATGCATCTTGTGGGCCTTAGCGCGACTGCGTGGATGGTAGCCTCGGCGGTTGGAAGTACCGCGAGTACCGGGAGTACTGGTTAGTTTTTCAAGGGGGGAGAGGTGGAAAAAAAGAAGAGTGAAGAGACGGGGGCGGTCGAGGCCGCTCCTGTCGTTATTGAGATCGGGAAGAAACCGAAGGTTGCTATTGTCGGGTTTGCGCCGGGAAAAGAGAATGCGCCTTATGATGATCCTGATTTTGAGATTTGGGGTTGCAATGAGATGCACATGTCAGATGAAGTCAAGCGGATAGATGTGCTATTTGAACTGCATGATTTGGACTGGATCAAAGAGGGGAAGCGGTGGAAGAAGCATTATCCGTGGTTATGCGAT